AATTTGGAATATAAATCTACCAACTAATCCAATTGCACCACGAATAAATCTACCAAAAGTAGTTCCAAAAAGAACATAAGATCCAAGTATAGCAGGCCACCAATCTTTAAAGAATCGTATGAGACTCTTTATCTTTCCTTGGTTTTGTGGGTCAGCAAACCAATCAATTAATTTTATCAGTATTCTACCAAGAATAATATTTTTAATAAAATTAACTATTCTATCCCAAATAGATTGAAAAGGTTTTGTAATAGTAGATACAACCTTTTTAATCCCATCAAAGATTTTAGATTCAAGTTCTTTTTCTTTTCCCAGTCTCTTTTTATTTTCCGCGTCTTTTCTTTCTCTATCGATTTTTTTCTTATTTTCTTTATTGATATCAGTTAAGGTTTTAACAATAGAATCTAATGTATTGCTGATTCTAGATAAAACATCGAATTCGCTGTCTGGTTTATTTAAAGCATCAACTTTTGTCTTTAAATTTCCTCCAGCAGGAGCAAGCATTAATCTGCTTTGAGCTCCTTTAAGTTGTTTACGAATTCCACCAATCCCAAGACCATTCGCAGTAACTTTAGAACTCTTTGATGCAATTCTAAATCTACCTTTCTTTCCTCTTACTCTCTTAAATTCATTCTTAATTAATTCAGTTTCTCCACTATCAATCTTTTTTCTTCCAGAAGTAATCTCAACTAAAAGTTCTCTTAAATATGAATTGTACTGTTCATAACTAAGTTCATCAACCTCATTAGGTTCTAAGGCTAGTAACCCTAAAATTACCTCATCTATATTTTCTTTGGGTAAAGTTGGATTACCAGCCATTTTTACTTTGTTGCTGTTGTTTGTACTCTTCTTCTTCTATGTGTTGCTTGAGAAGTTCGACATAAACGTCTCTTTCCCAAGGTATCATATTTTCGATTTCCGTCAATGAATATTTATGGTACTGCATTAACGAAAAATTAAGTCTGAAGTAGTTTTCAAGGTCCATATGGACCATTCCTATGCGAAAAAACTTGATAGACCCTCAAGAACAACTTCACTTTCTACATCAGTAACTGGGTTTTTAACAGTAACTGTGTGAGAAAGTTTAGGCATAGTTTCAAAAAACTTTTCAATTTGCTTAAACTGACTTGAATTCATTTGGTCCAAGAACTCCATCAGTTCTTTTTTAGTTACATCAGATGCAGTCCAAACTTCATCTTCATTATAAATTTTATCCACACAAGAAGCAACAAGTTCAAAAGATTGTTCCATTGCATTGTTACTTGAGAGATCAAAATTATTTTTAATAAATTGATCTAATGATGGATACTTCATTTCCATCATTAAGTTATCATCAAGTTTAATTTGTTTAATATGGTCGCCGTTTCTTTGAACTTTAATATCATCAACATTAATTTTCACAGGAACATAAGTCTCACCGTCATCTGGGCAAATAACATTAACTTCAATTTCTTCACCAACTGACTTACCACGAATATTCAAAAATAAAAATTCAATATCAAAGGTAGGAAGAGATTCTACTTTAATATTTTTAGTTTCTATACAGTTTTTAATAACTGTTTTAATTGCAGTAGTAATCTGTTTCGTATCTTCAGATTCCAATGCAATAACTAAAAGTTTTTCTTCTTTAACTAGAAAAGGTCTATATTTTACAGTCTGTCCAGTAGAAGGCAATTCCAACTCATAAGTTGGAGTAGCAATTTTTGGTAAAGGCATAATCTCCTAAAACAATTCAGGTACTTTATTTATATTCATATGCCAGAAGAAAAAGTGTCCACCAAGGCAAGACCATACGAAAAATTGGTGCTATGATATGAAGGTAATAATTTAGAATTAAATGATCAAAACTGCTCTCAAAACAACGATTGTAGGTAGTGCGACAATTATTGTACTTTGTTTTGGTTGGTATACATTTTGGGGAGAAGGTAAGAACAAAGGAGATTATTGGACGGCATATGATTTAGATAAAGTATGTATAGAAACACAAAATCCAGATTCTTGGGCTTGTTATCGCGCAGAAATACATCGACAAAACGCATTGGAACTTGCCGATTGGGGAATGAAGTGTGGTTTAATTGGTACAATAGCAACAGTTGGTCTTGGATTAATTAATAAAAAATCATAAACTTTAAAGAGGGTCTTAGGACCCTCTTTTTTTATAGCAATCAAACAACAAGACCTCCACTTCCTGGATTAATTTGACCGGGATTCAACCCTAAACGAGTAGTGGTTTGAATATCACTAATACCAAATTTTGGATTTGTAAAAATAGGATTTTCTTGAATTGGGGTATTAGTTATCACTGTCGAGGGCACTTCCTTTGCAGGAACTTGAGTTGGTTCTTGTTCAACTTGATTTGCAGATACATTACTTGCAACATAACGGTCATATGTAAAAGAAACCGTTACTTTAAGAAGTTGAGAAGAATCATAAGAAATAGGCATAGATCCTACAGAAATTGGAAATGCGTTAATAAATTTATAAGTCATTTTTCCAGAAGGTTTTTTTGTTCCAAGATCCCTCTCAAATTTTGTTATACTAATGAATGGAGACTTATATTGCTTTGGATATTTTACTCTATAAAAATTTGTAACACTATCTGAGTTTGCGATTTGCTCACCGGTGATATATCTCATCCACGCTTCAAAGTATCTAATTTGATCATAACCTCTTCCATTACTTCCAGCATTTACATAAAAAGTAAAATCTGCGCGGTCATCATATAATCTTCTATATGCATGTCTTTGAGTAACTCCAGTAAAGTCATTATTCAATTCGTGAGTAGTTAATGAGGATCCGGGAAGAGATGCCTCTGAACAAGAAATTGAGAGAAGCTCAGTCATGTTATAAGAAAATCCACTCAACTCAATAAACGATTTTGCGTCTGGGGGAGGTAATATATAAACTTCATAGTGAGAAGTTAATGCAGGTTGCATTAACTTTGCTTTTATAAAGCTAACATCCCTTACTCCAGGATTTGGTGGAGTTCCCTCAGATTCTTTTGGTGGCAATCCATTTCCAGGACTTTTTCCAGTACCAGAAGTGGTCACTGTCGATGGAGCAGGAACTCCAGGAGCAAGATTTATTCCTTGTTGGGAGAGTGTAAATCCACTCATTGAATCTGCCATCTATAAATAATTCTACTGTTATATTATGTATGCTGGAAATGGCAGAAAGTCTTAAAAGTATCTACAAACCATCTTATCCGGAAAAGTATAAAGGTGATGTAAATAATATCATTTGTAGAAGCAGTTGGGAACGCAAATTTTGCTATTACTGCGATCACAATCCTAGTATAATTTCTTGGGCTTCAGAAGAATTTTGCGTTAGATATGTCTCCCCTATAGACGGCAAAGTTCATAGATATTTTCCAGACTATCTAATTAAAGTTCAAGAGTCCTCTGGTAAGATTAAGACTTATGTTATTGAAGTAAAACCAAAGAAACAAACAGTTCCACCAAAACAAAAATCGAGAGTAACAAAATCATATCTACACGAATGTAGAACTTATGCAGTAAATCAAGCAAAGTGGAAAGCAGCACAAGAATGGTGTGCGGATAGAATGTTAGAGTTTAAAGTCATTACCGAAGAGGAGTTGTTTAGATAATGGCAGAAGGTTTCGGTCAGTATGTAGAAAAAACTTCAACAACTGCAAGAATGAGAGGACTTTTGAGAAGAATTAATGATGAAGGAGTAACGGATTCAGAAGACTTAATGTTAATTATTATGGATACATTAAAAGAAGAAGTGTTGTATCCGGAACCTGGAAAGTTTTATACTTTTGTTTATACACCAAAAACACCAGACATTGAATATGATCAGCACCCTTTGATTGCTTGTACTGAACTTTATGCGTGGGGATTTAAAGCAATAAATTTTCACTGGAGAAAATCGAGAAATTATACTTGGGAAGAAGTTGCAGGAAAACTTCATGTTATAAAGTACAATGAACTTGATGAAATGCTTTCTATACCTTATGCAAAATTCCGTCTAAATAAATAAAAAACTCCTTATAAATGTCTCATACTCTACGAACAATTGAGATGAATAATCTTCCTGTAAGTAAGGAGGAGTTCTGATGGCAGAAAAGCAAATTGCCAAACAGAGTCAATTAGGAGTGCCAATTGGCGACAAAACTATTCTTGGAGAACTGACATCTTACACTGACGGAACTGCTAAGTGGACATACGCAAAAGATATAAATCCGCTACAAACAGGGTTGGGTGACAGATCGACTTTTACTTTAGAAAAGAAAGAAGATGGTACTTGGAGTTGGTCACCTACAACGTCAACAAGTATAAGTAACTTAGCACAAAGAGAAAATCTTACCGTAGATCAAGTAAATAAGTCTTTATATGTTAAAAGTGGCAATCTCCCAACATCACAAACACAAGCAGTACTAAATGCAGGAAACGCAACTAATCTGGGAATAGATGTAGCATCAAAATTGGGTGTTCCCGGTTCTAAAGGAACAACTACAACTACCGGAGTATTGCCAGGAGAAGTTAGTGGAGCATTTGCTGGTCAAGGAGGAGCAACTCAAGACCCACAAAAAACAGAAGGAAATCCACAGGACTTTAATCAAACTCTAGAAAATTTAAAAATAGGTGATAAAGAAGGTGGAGTTAGAGGATCATATGGAGACCATAGGTATCCAATAGATGCTGATTTTGGAAAACAAGACTGTATTAAATTTTTAATGTATAGATATAAACCAAAAAAAGTTGAATTAACAAGTGATCTTGCAACTTTCTCTGGGTCAAATAAAGGATCATCAATGGGTACTGTAACACTCCCCATTCAACCAAGTATTACTGATACTAACGTAGTTAGTTGGGGAGAAAATACAATGGATGCAATTAGTGCAGCGGGTTCAGCTATTGCACTTTCGGCAATTAAAGGTGGTGCTGAAGGAGCGTCCAAATCTACAGAAACAGCAGCAAAAGGTGTAAAAGATTACAAAGGGGATATCCAAAAAGCAATTGCAGCATCTTTTGCAGGTTCTGCTACAGGTTCACACCAGGGATTCTTAACAAGATCCACTGGAGCAATTTTAAATAATAATTTAGAACTATTATTCCAAGGACCATCTCTTCGTTCCTTTACTTTTACTTTTTCATTATCCGCAAGAGAAGAACCTGAATCAAAAATGATAAGAAACATCATAAGATTTTTCAAACAAGGTATGTCTGTAAAAAGATCAGCATCTTCATTGTTCCTGCAGACTCCAAATATATTTGATATTGAATACCTACATAATGGAAAAGAGCATCCATATATAAATCAAATTAAAACGTGTGTCCTACAAAATTTTACCGTCAATTATACGCCAGCAGGAAATTATGCAACTTATGAAGATGGTGCAATGACACAATACGATTTAACTCTAACATTTGGGGAAATTGAACCTCTGTTTGATGATGATTATCCAAACGACGGCGACGCTACTATAGGTTACTAAAATGGCATCTTACTTCAGGCAAGTTCCTAACTTTGAATACGTTTCAAGAAACAAAGGACAACAACAAATTTCCCAATACATTCCCGTCAAAAATCTTTTTAAACGCGGAAAACTACGTGAAGATATCTTTGGTAACTTACAATTCTTTGAAAAGTATTCAATTATAGGCGACGAAAGACCCGATAATGTTGCTTATAAATTTTATGATGATTCAACTTTAGATTGGATTGTTCTTCTTTCAAATAATATTTTGAATATCCAATCAGAATGGCCAATGACTCAGAGAACTTTTGATAGTGTAATGCTTGAAAAATATGGTTCTTATGAAAATTTATACTCCAATATTCATCACTATGAAACAGAGGAGATTAAAAACTCTTTAGGAATAACCGTTCTTAAAGGTGGTATTAGAATGAATCCTACTTGGAAAACTAATGGTAACTTTATAGAAGCAATTAACTCTTCTATTACTAATATATCCGCATCTAAAGATAAATATGGACAACCTGACGGAATAACTCCAAGTAAAACTGTGACTGTCTTTATGGAAAATGAAATTCCAAATATCTTACCAGGAAGTCAAGTAACAATTGATGGAGTTACTGAAAAAGAATATAACGGAAAACATATTGTTAAAGAAGTTTATGTAAATGGATTTACATACGACCTACCAGAAATTCCCTTAATTGTTAAACCAAAACTTTCAACTTCGGAAAAAGAACAGGTTATTTTCAGTCTTCCATCAAACTTTATAAATGAATCGGGAGACTCTGCGTACTACTATGAATACTGGGATGCTGGATTGGGATATACTGTGGTGGTTCCAGTAACTTCATTCGTTAAGGCAGTAACTAATTATGAGTATGAATATAAATTAGAAGAAGCAAAAAGAAATATTTACATTCTTAAACCAAGATATTTAAATGTAATCTTTAATGATATGGATGATATTATGCCCTACAAGAGCGGAACGATTCAATACTTATCAGAAAATCTTAAAAGAGGTGACAATATTAGACTTTATGAGTAATAAATAACTACACCTATTGAGACTGCAATTTCATAGGTAAGATTGGGTGCTTTAGGGCACCTTTTCTTTTATAAATATCTTTGCAGTCTCAATAGAATAGAAATGAACTATCTAAAGGTTTATTGTAATCTCATCAGGAAATCAGAGAATAGAATTCCTCCTGAAGGTTATACAGAAAAGCATCATACATTTCCAAAAAGTATTTTTGGAAATAACAATAGAATTGTAGTGCTTACAGCAAGAGAACATTACATAGCACACGCATTACTTGAAAAAGCATTTATAAAGAGATATGGTTTAAAACATTGGAAAACTATAAAAATGATTCATGCATTTTGGAAAATGAATAATAGAAAAAATAAACTAAGTTATTCTAATTCCATGTTATATGAATATTCAAAAATAAACCATTCAAAACAAGTGTCTATAAAAATGATGGGAAATAAGCACTCTCTTGGCGTAGTTAAATCAAAAGAAACTATTGAAAAATTGAGGAAAGCAAATATTGGAAAGGTATGTAGCGAAGAAACTAAAAGAAAAATAAGCGAATCTTTAAAGGGATGGACTCCTCCTCTAATATCAGAAGAAACTAAAAGAAAAATGAGTGATTCTAAAAAAGGTAGAAAATTTAGTGAAACTCATAAAAATAATTTAAAAAAATCTTGGGAAAAAAGAAAATCAAAGATGACTGAAGATGAAATAAAAAAATATTTTCAAACAACAAAAAATAAATGTTGGTTCTCTAACGATGATCTAAAAATAACTAAAATGTTTTATCCAACTAATGTTCCTGCTGGTTGGACTAAGGGAAGAAAAAAATACTAAAAAGGAGAAGATTTCTCTTCTCCTGTCTCAAATATATTAGACTTTACGAATAATCAATCCTCTGCTAATTTTTGAAAATATGACATCGCATCATCTTCATCATCATCCTGAGAAATTTGAGGAAGAGAAGGAGATTTAGAGCGAGCATAAGACTCTTCTAGTTCTTCAATAACTTTACTTTCTCGGCTTACGGGAAAACTATAAGATTCATACTCATCTTCTTGTTCTACCACAGCACGAGACTGTGTTGGGGTATTAGTTCCACCTAGACCAAGAACATAATTCATACGCTTTTCAAGTTCTTCATATGACTTGAACTGATCTGGAGCAGTGATTGCAGAGAGAGAATATTCTTTCTTCCAGATTGCTTCAAGGGCATCATCATCATCTAGCAGAGGAGCAACCCGATCAAACTCTGACTTATCATAGTTCCAATAACCATCCTTCTTTACGATCTTAATCTTAAAGTTTGCACCTTGCCAGAAATCAAAAGGATTGATTGGATCTTCATCATCAAACTCAGGTTGCATAGCATTTAGAATCTTATCAAAGATCTTTTTGCCATACTTAAAGAGGAAAACCTTACCTTCGTTTTGAGGATTAGCAGGATCCTTTACAACGTAAATGTTAGAGTAGTAAGACAGTTTACGCTTTTGTTTACGAACAGTGTCTTTATCTTTTTCGCTACCACTGTTCCAAAGACCACGATTATACTCGCTTACTGGATCTTTCTGTCCAAGTGTGGTAAGACTGTTTTCAATATACCAACCACCAGAACCCTGGAAAGCATGAGTATACATCTTCACCCAAGGTAGTTCTTCTCCTTCTGGGGCAGGTAGAAAACGGATAACTGCGGAACCTACGCCTGTCTTATCCATTTCAGGTTTCCAGAGACGCTCATCA